ACAAGGAGGGCAAGAACACGGGGGTCCCCATTGACTCATTCAACCACGCCTGCGATGCGATGCGGTATGTGGCCCTCAATAAGTTGAGAGTAAGCAACTCAGGGAAGTATGTTGTGGTGTAACTTTGACGCATGAACCTCGAATCCATCCTTGATTTGCTTTTGATTTTTGGCAGATTCGCCCTGTTATTGGTTTTGATTTTTGCAATCGCCTCGCTATGAAACTAATCCACTACTATCACGTTTATTGCGGCGGCGGAGGCCAATGGCAGCTCATCCTCAATCAACATATGATGGCCCTGTGCAACTACGGCCTCATCGAGCAGTTGGACGAGATTCGTGTCGGCATCGTTGGGCCGCCAGAACAGCGTAAGGCGGTGAAGGAAATCTTGGAGGGGTCGCTCATCGCCCCCAAGGTCAAGGTTGTCGTTACTCGGACAAACGCATGGGAGCAGGCGACCCTCACCGAGATGTACAAGGCAAGCCAAGACGAGGATGCGGCCTACCTGTACGCTCACACCAAGGGCAGTTCCGACCCATCCCTCATCAACCAACTTTGGTGCAGGTCTATGATTTTCTTCAACGTGGTCGCTTGGGAGCGATGCCTTGCCGAACTGGAGAAAGTTGATTGCGTGGGTGCGTACTGGCTGACCAAGGAAGAGTTTCCTCAAATTGCGGACCACAACAACCCCGACGGATACCCCTACTTCGCTGGCACGTTTTGGTGGGCCAAGTCGAGCCACATCCGAGAACTGGGCGAGCCTGTCCGTGAACACCGCTGGCAAGCCGAGCATTGGATTGGGAAGCGGGAAGGGATGACGGTGTACAATTCCTGCAAGGGATGGCCAAGTCCTGACAAGTTCATCATCACGTTCTAACCATGCAAGACAAAGAATTGATTGACATCCTCAACGATTTAGACCTGAATGGTGCTGACTACGCTGGAGGCACGGACAAGGCCAACGGTCACAACTACACCAGTACCTACGCTCGGTTTCTGCAAGAGAAACGGACCGACCCCATCAACTTCGTGGAGATAGGCGTTTGGCACGGCGGGTCGATGGCCATGTGGTGCAAGTATCTACCCAAAGCCAAATTCCTGTTCTATGACATAGCCAACCAAGTCAAGCCAAAGGCAGACCAGCACATCGATTGGAACCGCTCTCACCTGCACATCGCATCGGCGTACACTCCCGAAGCCGTGCAATACGCCAAGGATTACTTCAAGAACGGTATTGACTTCCTCTTGGATGATGGCCCTCATACGCTTGATTCTATGCTTGACTGCGTTAAGTTGTATGCTCCCTTGATGAACCAAGGAGGTGTGCTGATGATTGAGGACGTGCAGTCCAAGGATTGGTTTGTGCAGTTGTCAGCAGTAGCACCAAGCGGGGTTTTGTTTGAGGCTATTGACCTGACCGCATCGGGGCAATACGATGACCTCATTGCAGTTTATCAATTTTAGCGATGAAAGTCCCCGTCATCATCAACAACCGCAATCTGCTGACATGGCCCAAGGCAATGGTCAGGGATTTGAGCAAGTGGGAGGGGATTGGTGACATCTACATCGTGGACAACGGTTCAACATACGAGCCGCTCTTGGACTGGTACGCAACAAAGCCCTGCGAGGTTATTTCCTTGGGCGAGAATGCAGGTCATCAAGCGCCATGGCTTTGCGGATTGGTGGAGCGTCTTGGCTCGCCAATGTACGCCGTGACCGACCCCGACCTCGACCTTTCCAAGACCAGCAGGCAGACCATCGTCAAGTGCGTGGAGTGGTTGCAGATGTTTCCTACTGTGGGCAAGGTTGGTCTATCCTTACGCTGGGATGACGTGCCACCACGGTCATCGTATTACACCCACGTCAACACCTACGAGGCTAATCGTCAGCAAGGGTCAAGGATAGTCAATGCGGCCAAGATTGACGTGCCTATCGATACCACGTTTGCAGTTTACAACGTACCCAAGTACTTCATCGGGGGCGTGTCATTGCTGGAATCGGCAAGGCATATTCCTTGGTACTATTCAGAGAAAGAGCGCAAGGCTGACAAGGAGTTCAGTCAGTACCTTGCATCGGCATCAGCGGCATCCTCGTACAAAACCTTCCTGAACCTATGAAACTCCAAGACCTCACGATTGACCAATTCCAACGGATAGCCGCACTGGAGTTCAGCCCTGCACTCAACGATGCTGACAAGCGTGTGGGCGTAGTTGCGATTGTGGAGGGTGTGGAAGTCGCTATCGTCAGGGATATGCCTGCCACGGCACTCACGAAGCGGTACAAGGCTATCGTGAAGGAATGGAACGAACTGCCTGCACTCGCCTACAAGCGGAAGTTCAAGGCTGGCGGCAAGTGGTGGATTCCAACGGTGTTCACGGACGAACTCACGGCAGGGCAGCTCATCGACCTCATGGATATGAACACAACGGACGAGCGCCAACTGGTGCAGAACCTACACCGCATCATGGCAACGCTGTGCAGGGAAGCAGGGTTCATGGGATGGTTCCCGAAGAAGTATGATGGGGCAGGCCATGCCGATAGGGCCGAACTGCTGAAAACCCACGCCAAGGTCGGCGATGTTTGGGGAGTGGTCAGTTTTTTTTTGTTAAGTTCCGAAAGCTACTTGAAAGTTTTGAGCGACTATTCCAAGCACCTGATGAAGGTGGCGAAGGGCCTGTAACGAACCCCCTCGCAGGCTACGGTTGGCTGATGGTCGTTTGGCGCATGGCCAACAAAGACGTGCTGAAATTCGATGCCATCTTTGCGATGAAGGCGGTTGAGTTTCTCAATTATGCGATGCTGATTCACGATATTTTGGAGGCGGAGAGGATGGAGGCGGAGCGAGCAAGAAGAAAATAGTATATTTGCATTAGTCAGGTGGCGTAATGGTAACCACGGGCTCGAAAGGGTCTGCAAATACAGGTTCGAATCCTGTCCTGACTGCAAATCTTAGGAGTAATTAACCTAAGACTGAGAGGTTCGAAACTCTCGATTGGCTATGGTGTAATGGAGCATAGAGAAACGGAGTATGAAAGGGGTTACGGGAATCTCCCCCAACGGGGACTTTCCCGCAAACGTCAGAAATGGGACTCAGGATTATGGTTCGAATCCATATTAGTCAACTAAAACTGGAAGGATGGCAGAGTTGGTCTATTGCATTAGTCAGGTGGTGGAATGGCAGACGCTATACGTAGGGTATAACCGTTAATTAAAAGGGCGTATACTCGCACAGGTTCGAATCCTGTCCTGACTACACATTCCAGCACGGGGTACATTTACCCACATGGAAACAACCATCCTCGCCAATGGCCAACCCGTAAACAAGTTCGGCAGCGGTTCGATGAAGGGCGTCGACCAAACCGCTTTGGAGGGCATTGGTTCAATCGCAGGACCCAAGGGTGGAGGCAAGTCGCCAGCACATGATGTCTTGATCAAGTGGATTGAACGAGTCATTGAACTTGCGAAGAAGAACCTCGAAGCAGCCAACGCCAACGCAGGGGGAACGCTATCGGCATCCATTGCCCCCGAAGACATCGAACTATCGGCAAAGCAAATCGTCGTGGCTATCATGGCCAACCCCTATTGGAAGTATGTGGACCAAGGGGTGCGAGGAAAGTCATCAAGCGCAAAGGCTCCGAGGTCGCCATTCCAATACAGGGATAAGTTCCCACCTGCCCAAGCCATGGCCGATTGGATTGCAAATAAGGGTATTCCCGTTGTGCCGACCTATTCCCGTGAACTCAAGCGGATGCGGACCAAGAAGGAGCAGGGATTGGTCGATGGCAGGTCGGTTGCTTATTGGGTATTCCAGCGAGGCACAAGGACCACCAACTTCATGAGCAACGCAGTAACCCCCGAAATGGTAGATGTTCTGGTGAACACAATCGCAGAGGTCCTTGGCAAATCGGTAAGCGTAGCAACTAAACTATAACAATGGCAATATCAGTCCTTTCGGGTTCGCCCCAAGCAGCGACCCCTGTTTACAACAAGATGCTCTTTAAGGTGAGTGGCTCGCTTACCAGTGGCACGAATTACCGCTACGTCTGCGATGTCAAGGATGCAGCAGGAACGACCACGCTGGCACGGCTCAAGTGCGACAAACTGCCGACGACTAACTACGGATTCTTTGACGTGAGCAGGGTGGTGGAAACGCTTATCGCACCGCAAGTACCAACGCTGACGCAGACGGGCTTCGCCGACCATGCGGGGTTTTATTCGGGGTACAGGCTGACCTTCATGGAAGAGTACGGCAGTACGCCTGTAGTGCAGACAGGAACGACCACCAACGTCACGGGGAATATCGCCTTTGCAGGAAATTTGGAGCAGTTGGAATTGGCGGATTGGAGTGGTGGTGTGTACTTTCCAAGTGGAACGATTGCCAACAATATAACCCGAATACTAACTACGCCGACAACTCGCACGGTGTATAGTGACAACTATGGATGGCTTGCTATTGGACAATTTGGAGGTGCAGTGGGAAAAGCATACATTCAGTATTGGCAGGCAGGGGCTTCGGGATTTTCTCGGCAGTTTGAGGTTACTCCAACAGGTCTTTCGGGTTCCAACATTGTTCGCTTTGGTGTTGGCCCAATGAACCTTAAAGCGCTTACGTCAGGACAGTGTTCGGATGGTCAAGCTGGTTCGGTTAATTTTCCAAGTGCGGAGGGAGGATTTTATGACGTTTATTTTTATTCCCTTGCTAATCCCAGTAATTTAACTATTCGCCAGCGTTACGTTATCGGCCCATGCCAGCGATTTAACTCCATACCCGTCCACTTCATCAACAAATACGGCGGGATAGATTCGTACACCTTTACCCTCAAGAACCGCAAACGAGCCAACGTGCAGCGGGATACCTTCGGGTACAATACGGACGTTTATGCGACCCTCACCTATGACAAAGTGTGGGCAGGTTCATTTGATTACGTATATGCTCTCAACTCCGATTGGCTCACGGATGCGGAAAGCGAGTGGCTCATCGAACTTGTCCGAAGCGGGCAGGTATGGCTCGAACTTGACGGCCAACTCGTGGAAGCGGTGGTCAACGCCAATAGTTACCAGTTTGTAACCAGACGAAACGACCAGCTCCAGCAGTTGCAGATTGAGATTGCCGTAGCATACAAGAACAACATCCTATGAGCGTAACCCTAATCGCTTACCCGCTTAACGATAGCAACACCGAGGTTCCCTATGTGCTGGACACGATGGGCGGCACGGACGTTGCCATCACCTACAGCATCAGCGACATCGAGGACGTAACCAAGCGCAGGGGGTCGTTCAGCAAGACCATCACCCTGCCGAACACGCCGACCAACGAGCGATGCTTCGGCTTTGCGTACAACATCCAGTCCTTTGTCGGCGGCTTCACTCCGAACAAGAAGATTCGGGCGGCGATGTGGGAGGATGGGGTACAGGTGTTCAGCGGAGTGCTGCAACTGTTATCGATGGCCAAGACAAGGGGCAAAGTCACCTACGAGGTTGGCCTGTTCACGGATGACGTGGGATTATACCAAGCCATCGAGGGGAATCTTCTTGTGAACACGGCAGGTGTTACTGGCATGAACCACACGCCAACGAGTGGCCACGTCAGCGGAACTTGGACGGCAAGCGGTGCGGCATCGAGTGGTTACGTCTATGGGGTCATAGATGCGGCGGGATTCACGGACATGATGAACCTTGACGGTGGTGGATGGTTTCAAGCGGCATGGTGGCAGTTAGGGCCAAGCATCTACGTCAAGAAGATGGTTGACTTAATCTTTAGTCAAGCGGGATACAGGTACTCCAGCAACTTCTTCAACTCGGCAACTTTTGGTAAGTTGGTGCTGCCCTATGCGGCAGGCACGATGCCTGTCAACCTTTCGGGGAGCAACATCTTTGCGCAAAGCACAGGAAATACTGCAAATTTTTCCGAATTGGTAGAACAAAAGGTTTCCTTTCCAAAGGACACTCCTGCGCCCTATTATGACAATAGTGGATATTGGGTCGCATCGTCAAGCACTTTTGTTGCCCCTTCGGTTGATACTCGCTGGAATGTTCGGGTGTCATTTACTCTAAGTGGTTCAGTTGTATCCGACAACAATAACATTTGCAGAATGGCAATTCGCAATCCTGCATCAGGAGGGAATTTTGCTACTGCTATAAATTTTAGTTTGAAAAAAAATGTAGTATCGGTTATAGATTTTAATAATGTCACAATACCTGCATTTTCTAACGCCAATATACAGTTTTTGGTTGAATGGGATGGTATAGGTGGTTTCACGCAAAACTTTACAATCCTATCAGGCGCAACCATACAATGGACTTGCCTTGAAAATCCAAGCAGTATCGGAACACTCGATATGCGGACCGCTCTGCCTGCTGACGTAAAGCAAGGCGACCTCCTGCAAGATTTGCAGAAGATGTTCAATTTGCATATCATGGCGGATGCTCAAGACCCAAAACTCTTGTACATCGAGCCTTGGGTGGACTTCTACGCTTCGGGCGTGGTGGACTGGTCGCAGAAAGCGGATGAGAACGCAGAGCAAATCCTGACCAACGGCGACCCGAACGCAAGCACCAACTTAATCTTTAAGTACAAGGACATGGGCGATTACCTGTCCAAGACGTACAAACAGTCCTATCCGCTCGCCAAGGAAGGCTACGGCGGCAAACTATTCCCAACGCAGAACTTCTACGGCAAGGGGGATAAGATTGTTGAAACATCCTGCGGTACGCTTATACCTGCATCGTTTACTACCGACAAGATTGTAGGTCGTACTTGGGATATTGACGGCACGCTTGCAAGCGGCACGGTCAAAAAATTACAAACAGGTTATCGCTTGGCGCAATACAACTTGGTTGAAGGACAAACCGAATGGGCTTATCAATATGGAGTAAGTTCTACTGTTAGCGGCAATGTATCGGTAGGTGTCGGCATTCTTCGGATGCCATTCGTCAGCCACATCGACAACCCCTACGCCCCGACCTTTGACCTTGCGTTTGAGGTTCCTCGCTTGGTGTACTACAATGCCGTGAACGCAAGCGGTAGCACTATCAACTACACCAACAACAACCTGTTCAACAAATACTGGAAGAATTACGTCAACGAAACGGTGAGCAAGGAAGCCTTGCAGTTGGAATTGACCATGATGCTCTCCAGCGTGGACATCTACCAGCTTGATTTCCGCAAGCCCATCTATTACGGCGGCATCCGATGGCGGCTCTTGGAAATACGAGATTACTTGGTCGGGCAGATGAAGCCGTGCAGGGTAACGTTACGCCGCATCCTGAACCTTGCTGACTTTGTGCCTGTAAACAACGTTCCGATTTACAGTAACCCTGAACTTTTGTACAATGGTCCGATTACAAACGACCCCGCAGACCCCAATTACGAACCACCCGTAAACCCTGAACTACCCCAACCTGGCGAATAATGGCAGACGTAACTAAAGAGATTGCACTTGAGGTAAGCCTCAAGGATAGCACCAGCGCAGGAACGCAAAGCGCAAAGCAGCGTCTGCGTGAAATGCAAAAGGAATTGATTGCCATGGCCGAGGCAGGCCAGCAAGGAACCGATGCGTTCAAGAGATTGGAACAACAGGCGGGGCAGTTGAAGGATGAGATTGGCGATGTCAATCAGCGAATCAAGAACCTCGCATCCGACACCAAAACCATTGACGCTTTTGTTGGAGCGGTGCAGGGTATAACCGCAGGCTTCCAAATCGCCCAAGGTGCTGCCGCTTTGTTCGGCGATGAGAACGAGGATTTGCAGAAGGCGATGCTCAAGGTGCAGGGAGCCATGGCCCTTGCCAACGGTGTTCAGCAGGTGGCTAACCTCTTGCAGAAGGAATCGGCGGTGATGATGGGAATCAACACGGCAGCGACCAAGTTGTACGCCGTGGCCGTAGGTACGGCAACTGGAGCAATGCGAGCGTTTAGGATTGCCCTTGCAGCAACAGGCATCGGTGCGATTGTCGTGGTTCTCGGACTTGCTGCCGAGGCGATGGGGCTATTCTCAACCAAGACCGAAGACGCTGCCGATTCGCAGAAGGATTTGAAACGCTCGCTTGAGGACACCGCTGGAACGCTGGAATACTATGAGCGTAAACTCAAGGCCAATGGTGCAACCGAGGCAGACCTTGCAAAACTCCGCAGGCAGACGTTGGTGAACGAGAAGGCTGAACTCGACCGCAAGTTGCAGGAAGATGTGGCTCGGTATGGTGTTAAGAATGACAAATACCAGAACTCCCTGCGTCAAGAACTTGATTTGCTGAATATCAAAATCAAAGAGGAATCTCAAATCATTGATACCGATGCCAAGCAACGTGCTGACAAAGAGAAAGCGGATAGGGATAGAAGGAACGCTCAAAACAAGGCACAAGCCGACCGTGAAAAGCAGGAACTGAAGCAAAACACGGACGCTCGACTTGCGGAGCAGGAGCGGATTAAGTTGATTGAAATCGAGGGGTATTATGAACGGTTGGCCGCTCAAAAGCAATTCATTGCTGAATATGAAGCCGCAATCATCGCAGGGATGCAGAAAGAGGCGGCGTTGCGGATGAGTTCAACGTCTGCGGCAATTGCAAGGGATAAGGCCACAAAAGACGGGGAACTGCAACGAGAATCCGATTTGCGGCAAGCCCAGCAGCAGATGGCTGACCAATCGTTCAGCATTATTGGTGATATTATCACGGCAACGGCAGGGCAAAGCGAAGAAGCCCAGCGTAAGGCGTTCAACGTGGCAAAGGCGGCAAGCATAGCGCAGGCCATCGTGAACACTTACCTTGGCGTTACCTCGGCATTGGCGTTGACGAAAGAGATTTTTCCTGGGCAAAGATTTGTGCAAGCGGCATTGACCCTTGCCGCAGGTCTTGCCAACGTGGCCAAAATCAAAGCAACGCAATTCCAAGGAGGCGGTGGAGGCGGCACAGCACCAAGTGGCAACATCGTGCCAAGTGGGGGGAGCCAAGCACCTGCACCTGCCGTGTTTAGCAATCCCAACGTCACTGACCTATCAGGATTTGGTGGAGGCCAAGGCCAAGGGATGCAACCCATGCGAGCCTATGTGGTCGAGCGTGACATCCAGCAAACCACGAGCAGGGTGCGGCGATTGTCCGAATTTGCAACATTAGGCTAACCCCTACATCTACCCCCATGGAGTTACCTGTGTACCGAATGACCGTGGATGAGGTGGACGAAGGCGTGCAGTTTGTCGCCCTCGTTGATATGCCTGCCATCGAGAAACCCTTCCAAGCCTTCGCCAAGACCCCGCAGAGATTCGCCGAAACAGGGGAACGCCGTGTGCTGACAGGGCCGCTCATGCTTGCCGATACGCCCATCTTCCGCAAGGATGACACGTATGGCGAGTATTACGTTGTTTTCGACAAGGCCACGATAAGAAAGATAGTGCAGAAGTATTTTAAGCAAGGCAACCAGCACAACGTCAACGCCTACCACAACGCTGAACTCGATGGCGTTTATATGTTCGAATCCTACATCACCGATGCCGAGCGTGGTATCATGCCGCCCAAAGGCTACGAGGACACCCCCGATGGAAGCTGGTTCGGCTCCTTCAAGGTCGAGAACGATGAGGTTTGGGATAACCGCCATGCCTTCAAGGGTTTCTCGGTGGAGGGGTTATTCGGCATGAAGAACACAGGCACCGAACTGGAGGTCGCACTCGCTGGCCTCGCAGATGACTTGACCAATTTTTTGCAACATATCAATCCAACCTACAAATCCCAATAATCTATGAACCTAAAATCAGCCATTGAAACTTTGCGGACTGAACTCCGCAAGTTCACAACCCAAAAGCAAGCCTTTGCCGACTACAAGTTGGCTGACGGCACTGTCATCCGAGTGGATGGCGACCTTGTTGCTGGCACACCCGTTTACGTCCTGACCGAAGACGAAACCCTTCCCGCTCCTGACGGCGAACACACCGTTGAAGGCGTTGGCGTAGTCAAGACCGAAGGCGGCAAAATCACCGAAGTGGTTGTGGCCGAATCCCCAGCACCTGCTGAGGAAGTCGCCGTTGCTGCTGAAATCACCCCCGAAGTAGCAGGCGAAGTGGTCAGCGAAATCGCCGAAGGTTACCCATTGGTTGACCCTGCGGTTGTTGAAGAAATCGTCAAGAAGCACTTGGTCAGCATCATGGAGGAACTCAAAGCCGCCTACACCGAACTCGGAAGCATGAAGGAGAAGATGGCCGCCTTTGCAAGCCAAATGGAAACCATGACCGACATTGTCGAGAAGGTTGCCGAACTCCCAAGCGAAGCCCCCAAGCCTACTGCATCCGCAATCGTGGAGCAACGCAAAGCCGCTGCATCGCAGAACTTCAATTCACTCGCACAAGCAATACAGACCCTCAAAAAATCCAATTAACCCTTAACCCCCAAAACAAAAAGCCATGTCATTCTCTCTTGGAACACTAACCGCTTACACCGAGCAGCAAAGGTTGCCGCTCATCACCAAGGCCGTATTCTCGGCCCGTACTGCCGCCCTGTTCACCAAGCAGGTAGGTATCAAATCAGCCGCTGCCCTGAACTTGATGGACACCGATGCTGCACTTGCCGCTGGTACTGCTTGCGGATGGACTGCATCAGGAACCACAACCTTCACACAGCGCAACATCACCGTTGCACCCATCAAAATCCAAGAGGCTCTTTGCCCTCGTTCCTTGGAGCAATACTGGATGCAGTCGCAGTTGACCCAAGGCTCAACCTACGATGGCGTTCCTTTTGAGCAAGCCTTTGCCGAGCAGAAAGCCCTTCGCATCGCCGAGGCTTTGGAGAACGCAATCTGGTCAGGTTCTACCTTGGTCACAGGTTTGTTGACCATCCTCAACGCTGCATCGGGTTCAACCGTATCAGGCAACACTGGTGCTGTTTCTTCAATCACAACCACCAACGTTATCAGCGTATTTGACAACATCTACAACCAAATTCCGCAGGCCATCTTGACCCGCAATGACCTCATAATCTTCTGCGGTTGGAACAACTTCCGCACCTTGATTGGAGCGTTCAAGGCCAACACAGGCGTGATGTACAACCAAGTCGACCTGCAAGGGTTGGCTGATGGTGACATCATCTACCCCGGAACGAATGTGCGTGTAGTTGCAGTTCCCGGCTTGACTGGTACCAACCGCATCGTCTGCTCTTACCTCGGTAATTTCTTCTACGGAACTGACCTGTTGAGCGACGAGGAAAATTTCTCCTTGTGGTACTCCAAGGACAACGATGAAGTCCGCTTCCAAGCCGCCTTCAAAGTTGGTGTGCAGGTAGCCTATCCCGACCTTGTGGTTGACTTCCGCTTGGCCTAAGTGTAAGGGGGGAGGGCAACTTCCCCCCGCTTTTTTATTCTTGCAACTCTTAAAATAAAATATACACTATGTCCTGCTCCCTCACTACGGGCTACGCCCTCGGATGCCGAGATTCAATCGGCGGCATCAAAGCAATCTATGTCCAAGCCTTCAACCCTACAGGTTCGGTTAATACCAACGGCAGCGGAACGGTTACTGGATTTACAGGCTATGCGTCAGGGTCGTTCTTCCAGTACGACTTGACCAAGGCTACCTCCAGCATGACCGAAACGCTGAACGCCAGCGTCGAGAACGGCACGCTCTTCTACACTCCCGAAGTCACTTTCACTATCAACAAGTTGCAGGTTGCAGTCCGTAACGAACTGCGCCTCTTGGCTCGCAATCGCTTGATTGTCATCGTGCAAGACAACAACAGCCGCTACTGGCTGCTCGGTGCTGACAACGGCCTTGAGGCTACCGCTGGCACTGCTGGTACAGGCACTGCATTCGGCGACCGTTCGGGCTACGAGATGACTTTGTCGGGCATGGAAACAAACCCGATGCTGCTCATCGCAAGCACAACATTCTCCGCTTCCGCAACGCAAATCAGCGGTTCGTAAGTATCTTTGACCTGCGGGCCTCATACCCCGCTTGGTTTAGTGGACTGGGCCATCTCGAAAGGGGTGGCCCTTTTGTTTTTATCTTTACGCCATGAGAATCTGCATCGTTTACAACGCCCATCCAACGGGGTGTTCCTTCTATCGATTGGAAATGCCCAACGCCTATCTTGGCGACAACTACACGGAGTTTGACTATGTGTGCGTGGACAACATCGCCAACGTCAAGGATGAGGACCTAAAGACGGTCGATATATGGCTATTCAATCGCCTTTGGTGTCAAGGTACTCTCGAACAAATTCGTGGCGTGTACAAGGCTCTAACGGCGTTTGGAGCGAAGGTAATCTTGGACTTGGATGACTATTGGGTACTGGAATCGGGGCACATCATGTATCGGCACTATTTGTCCACAAGGTTGGATGAGCAGATTCGTGAGCATATCCGCTTGGCTGACCATGTGACCACGACCACCGAACACTTGGCCCAAAAGATTCGCCTGCTGAACAAGAACGTGACCATCCTACCCAATGAGCCGTACGAAGCATACCAGCAATACATCCCGAACCCAAGCGAAGAACCCGACCCACATCTATTCAAAATCGGATGGTTTGGCGGGGCGCAACATCAGGAGGACATCGCCTTGGTGGAGCATTCGTTTGGCTTGCTTGCCCATGACCATTCGCTTGATGGCAAGTACAAGATTTATCTCGGAGGATGGAACGAAAACCCCGTCTATGTGGACTACGAGCGGATGCTATCCTGTAACGGTAAGAATGCGAACTACGGCCGCATCCAAGCGGCTGACATCTACTCCTATGTGGGTGGCTATAACTTCATCAACGCAACCATTGCACCCCTGCGAGATACCAAGTTCAACCGCCTCAAAAGCGAATTGAAGGTGGTCGAGGCAGGCTGGATGGGCAAGGCGATAATAGCATCAGAAACCATCCCCTATACCGATATTTTGGTCCACGGTCACAACGGCCTGCTCATCCCTTACGGCAAGAAGGACGCTTGGTACAAGGCGGTCCGCAAGTTTGTGAACGAACCCGATTACGCTCGTTCCTTGGCCGTGCAACTATCCAAGGACGTTCGTGAGCGCTTTGACATCAGCAAGACCGCCGAGCGCAGAGCCGAACTATACCGAAGTATCGGGCGCAAATTGTGAAATTCGGGCGCAAAGTACATTTAGGGGTAGAGTGATTTACCTATCCCCCAATACCACGAACACCATCGTCGTCACTTGGACGCAGCGGGCATCTTCGGGCGACCGCTACATCTTGCGGCTTACCAACATCGCCAAGAACGTCAGCACCGACTTCACCCTACTGAAATCGGCTAACCTTAGTAACTATACCGACCGCTATGACAAATTTCAGATTACCGTGGGGTCGCTTGAAACAGGCTCGTATAAGTATGAGGTTTACGATACCAATAGCACGGTTGCAGCAGCCGTTGCGGTGGTTG